CTCTAACGACATCGTGGCGGTCTAAGGTTGTAGCGTTACCAGAAGGGTAAGAGGCTGAAATAGCGCAATACAGGTGGCGAAGATAGTGCCTGTGCCTCGCAAGACTGTCGGGTGAGCGATTCCGCAATGGGAGAACTTTGAAGGCAAACCTAGGTAGGCTAGGTTCGCTTAAACCGCTTGGGAGTAGCTTAAATACAACATAGGTATAAATACTTAGTGACTAACTAAAGACTATGGGGCAAACTGTAATCACTCAATAACGAGTAAACATTTAAGGGGAAGTTAAATGAAAGACATTATTGGTAGTTGTATTTTGGGCGCATTAATTGGCGCTATGATTGCATACGGTGTGCCAGCAAAAGCTCAGACATTTCCAGTTACAAACCCACAAGGTTACAACATGGGAACTGTGCAAATTAAAGGCAATACGGTTCAATTTGTAAACCCACAAGGGCATATTACACAAACCGCAACTTTGTATAATAACCAAGTAATTATTACCACACCTAATGGCGTTACAACAACTGTAATTGGCAATACCGCCTATACAGTACCTTCAAGCCCATCAACACCTGCAAGCCCAAGGGTGATGCAATGATTAACAAACATTTTGAAGTGATGAAAGCATGGGCTGAAGGCATTGATGTTCAAGCACAAGATATTGATGGTGAATGGATAGATTGGATTTCGGGAAATCCTCCTAGTTTTTGGAGTTTTACAGAATGGAGAATTAAACCGACAGGAGAAGAAATTGTTTGATGAGTTTTGGTCGTTATATCCTAAAAAAGTCGCCAAAGGCGCAGCAATAAAAGCCTGGCAAAAACTAAACCAAGTTGAAAAAGACGAAGTCATAGCTCAGTTGCCAAACCATCTTAAATATTGGAAACTAAAAGGTACTGAAAAAGACTACATTCCTTATCCCGCAACATGGTTAAACCAGATGCGGTATTTGGATGAGCTAGACTTTGAAGTAACCACTAAAAAGCCACCAAGTTTGCCTTGGTATTCTACTGATGAATTGACTCTTGCTAAAGCTAGAGAACTAGGAATAACGCCTTATGCAGGAGAGTCTTTCGCCCAATTACGACAAAGAATTTCGACACAAATCAGCCGTCAGGCAGTTGTGTAAATGGCGTCATGAATGGGGGTTAGCAAAGTTTAGGGTTTATTTGCAGAAATACAACTGGTCGCAAGAAATCATTGACGATTTCTACGAACAATTTAAACTGGGTAATAAAGGGGAATACGGATGTTGGAAAAAGCAATCATCGCAGCAACAGGACTTGGGTATTTAATGGTTGGTGTTCTGCAATTACGCAAAGGGGCATTTCCTAACGCAATTATTTGGTTAGGTTATGCGTTTAGTCAAATTGGTCTTTGGCTTGCGCTTAAATAAGGGGAACTATGAATGAGTTGGCTCTTTTCGCAGGTGCTGGTGGAGGAATACTTGGGGGACATTTGCTTGGATGGAGAACAGTTTGTGCAGTCGAGTGGGAAGCCTATCCAGCAAGCGTATTGTGCGCCAGACAAAATGACGGAGTTCTCCCGCCTTTCCCGATTTGGGATGATGTTCAAACCTTTGACGGAAAGCCGTGGCGAGGAATTGTTGATGTTGTATCTGGAGGATTTCCATGTCAAGACATCAGCGCAGCAGGAAAAGGAGATGGGCTTGACGGAGAGCGGTCAGGAATGTGGAAAGAGATGGCAAGGATTATTAGCGAGGTACGACCCAAATACACATTCATTGAGAACAGTCCAATGCTCACTTTTAGAGGACTTGAACGAGTCCTTGCAGACCTGGCCTCGATGGGGTTCGATGCGGAATGGGGAGTGCTTTCAGCAGCCGATGTTGGCGCAAATCATAGAAGGGACAGAATATGGATTGTCGGAAAAAATACCGAACAATCTCGATTTCTTTCATACTCCATGTACAACAGGAATAGACGGAGGCAGCAACAGTCGCAAAGCATTAAAAAAAAGAATAGACAATTTTCCAACACCTCAAGCATCGGATTATCGGGACAGAGGAAACATGAGCAATCCATCAATACAACGCAGAGCAGAGATTGGGAAACAATTAAACTTGAGTATGGTAGTTCACCCGACTTCTGGTCAGTTGAACCCAATGTGGGTAGAGTGGCTAATGGGATGGCCGATAGGGTGGACAGACTTAAAGCCATTGGAAATGGACAAGTCCCATTTTGTGCAGCAACAGCATGGAGATTGTTAAATGAAAGAATTTGACCCACACAATGCTTATGACATGATTGAAAATGTCAAGCGCAAATATGCCGAAGCCGAAGGATTGGCTGCTGGTTTAGAAGCAAAGAAACGAGCCATTATTGCCATTATGATGAAAAAATCAAATGAGCAATCATTGGGGGCGCAAGAACGAGAAGCCTACGCATCTGCTGAATATGCTGAATATTGCAATCAGATAGGAGAGGCCACAGCAAATAAAACCTTGTTGAAATTAGAAATAGCTCAAGCTCAAATGGAATTTGAAGCATGGCGTTCAGAACAAGCCACTAACCGTAATATTGAAAGAATGACCAGATGATAGACCGTTCAGAACTGATTATTAGCTTGCAAAAAGGTGTAAACAAGCTATACGAAATGCAAAACAATAACAAGTACGAAGATGCCCTTAAAATTGCTCATAGGCTGGTCAATGACGCAATGGCTATTGAAGTAGAATGTTTGCGCCAAATAAAAAAGAAGTGGATTAGCTAGTGAAACTGATGCGAAACGCATGGGCAAATCACATAGACTATGGTGATTTTAAAGGCATCATACCTAGCAATCCAGCCTTTGTGCCAAGCAATGTTGATGGCATTTGTGAGCGCAACGGCAAGTTTTTAGTAATGGAATGGAAACGACCTAATGAAAAAGTTAGCAAAGGTCAAGAGATTCTATTAAAAGCATTAGCAAAACAAAGTAACTTTATTGTGGCAATTATTTACGGCAATACCGACAATGGCACTCATATTGAGAAATACTACACAGTAACTCAAGATGGTAAATGCGCTTTAGCTGGCGTAGGATTTGAACAATTTAAAGCGTTTTATCGCCAATGGTACGAATATGCCGACCAAAGCTGAGAAAGAATATTATGGAAAAGTCGCAAGGCTCGGATGCTCGCTATGCAAAAGGTTGGGCTACCAGACGGAAGATGTTGGATGCGAATTGCACCATATTAGGCGAGGTGGCATACGAAGCCGCAGTCCTATTATCGGTTTATGCACCACTCACCATCGAGGCCCAAATACCAGTATTCACGACATGGGCCGCAAACGCTTTGAAAGAGAGTATGGTGTTACGGAAGAAGAACTTTTAGAAGATGTTATAGCTCAAGTGGGTCGAATCCCATCTCAAGACTAATTTTTTTAGCTCGTCTTTTAAAAACGGCATCATGTTTAGTCCAGGCATGGGTAACTGTGCCAGCCCTACTCATGTGTATCATCTCATGGCATAGCGTGGTCATAACTGTGTAAAGATGCCCACAACGAGCTTCTGATATGGTCAATATATGTTCGTAATCACCGCCATCATCGTAAAGATATGTTCCCATCGCCTCTGGGTCAGCATCAACAATAAAATTGACTTCCTCTGGCAAAGGCATTTTCCATCGGCAAAAAGGCTCGCAGCATACCATTGCGCTATACAAATTGCGTATGATTGCTGGCGTTAGTTTCATGATAAATGCTTGAGTTTTGCGTGAGGTATTACGGTACGAGTATCGGTTGAATGTGCGCCACAAGCCTTACATTGGTAACGCTGGTAAGCCCCAGTAGTAGTATATCGAAAACCCTTAGACATTAAATGTGGTTTATGACAGGTAGGACATACAAATCCATCCCTATCTTTTGCCATAATATTGCGGTTTAATGGGTGTTTAATCCAAGGCAATAAGCGGTTATAGAGTTTTTCAAGCAATAAAACATCCTGAATATTGTATTCCCGCATAGTTGCCCAGGCTTTTTTATCACCCGCCATGCATTTAATCCATAGCGTATGACCCTCATGGTCTTTCTTTTTACCCAATCCAAGGCGTTGAGCCACATAATCTAATTTATTACTAGGAAATCTAAATTGGCTCTTAACTGTCCGCAAAAGGTCAATTTGCTTGACAGGTGGTGGAGGAGACATTTTGTGAATCAAAAACTCTTTATTAAGCGTGGGTATATCAAATTTAGTGCCGTTGTAATGGCAAATAGCATCGGCATCTTCTAAAAGGCTGTGGATGCCTTTTAACATAGATTTAGGGTCGCTATCTTGCACAGAATCAAAGTAAATGTCTTTTTCTCCTAACCATTTTGCCGAATAGCACATGGTGTATGATGATTCTAATAGCTGGTTAAGTGATACATTCTGTTGCCATAATCCCCACACATGGGCTGTGTTAGGACTTGTTTCAATGTCAATAAGCAAAATCTTCACTATTTACCCCTTATAATCAATAAGTTATTGAATACTAACCCATATATATGTCATTTGCAGTTAAAAAAACCGACAAAAATCAAGCAAGTGTTGTAAAAGCGCTACGAGATTATGGTGCTGATGTTTATTCCTTGCATACCGTAGGTGGTGGTATCCCAGATTTACTTGTTTTATTTGATGACCAAACCATTTTGATGGAAGTCAAAGATGGCCCAGATAAGAAGCTAACGCCTCTGCAAATCAAGTTATTTGCTAACTGGAAAGGTGGCCCTCTTCACCGAGTAAATTCTGTGCAAGAAGCTGTAGATGTGCTTAAGCTGTATGAAATTTAATTACTCTTTAAATCCATGTGGCGTATGTTTCATATGCTCCATTGAATGACAATTAGGGCATAAAACCTCTAAATTGTCCATTTCATTGTTATTTCTATTTCGGTCTTTGTGATGAACCCCAAGAATTTGTGGAAATTCATCAAAACCACATCTATTACATTTAACCAACAATCCTCTAGCAATCATAGCTTTGCGTACTGTAGAAAATTTAGGTTTAAATGTTTCTTTTTGAGATTTTCCTGTACATAAAATACTGCAATATTTTCTTTTTTTACTAGGCGAATCCCAAAATTCTTTATGGCAATGCAAACATTCGTGTTTTACAGAACCACGACCTATAAGAGATTTGTTGTAGCATTTTCTAGAACAATATTTAGCTGTTTTTTGACGGTGTGGAATTACGCTAAACTCTTTATTGCAAATTACGCAATTTAAGTGAACTTTTTCGTGCTTTTCTTTATAATGGTAAGCACAAGACCTGCTACAAAATTTGAATTTTTCAAATCTGTATGGAGGAATTAATACTTCCTTGTTACAATGTAAACAAAGTTTGTATTTACTTAAAATTTGTCTGGTCATTGGAGGCCTTTATGCCGTTGGTTCAATCTTCAACTAAAGAAGCGTTAGCTAAGAATATCAAAACTGAGGAAAAAAGTAAACCTCGCAAACAAGCTGTGGCAATTGCCCTAAATGTAGAGCGTGATAATGCTAAAGGCAAGCGCAAAGCCAAGCTAGAAGAAGCCTATGGCAAGGTATTGGGAAAAAAAGAAGCCCAACACAAAGATGCCGTAGAAATGTCCACAAAAAAACACATGAAAGGGTAACAACATGAAAAAAATGACCCGCACATACAAAAAAGAGGATGCCATGTTGCGTGAAAAAACACCTTCTACGCTAGAAAAACAACAAGCAAAACGCCAAAAAGACAAACCAGCGCCAGAAATGGAAGCAGGTAAAGGCAATATTCTCATTGAGAAAGAGAATAAACGAGCCAAGCGCAGAGAAATGCTGGATAAGGCTATGACTGCTGCGATGAAAAAAGAAGGCAAAGACCCATATTGATATGGCTACGCTGGCTGATGCGCTAAGAGGTTATGTACCGCCCACAGATTCGCCAATGAGTGATGTGGTAACGAACTACGCCAATAATATCGCCCCGCAAGCACAAGCAAACCTGTTGCGCCAAGCAGGAAATGTCCAAAACGCTATAGAAGTTACCCCAGACTTGCATTTACAAGTTAAAGACCCCCAAGCCTTTAACCAGTTTATGAGTGAAGTGCCAAATATGGCTGGAATGGCTGAAATTCCTTTATCCAGAAAAGAAATAATTGCTAAAGAATTAGAAAATATTTCACCAAATGTTATTAAAATTGGTCAAAAAGAAATTCCTGTGACTATGCACCCAATAGAAATTAAAGAGGGTAATCAGCTTATAAATGTTAATACCAAACCATTCGACGAAGCATTTAAAAATACGGAATGGCAATATATTGATAAAAATGCAGAAGGTGGAAAAAAAGAAAGAATTGAAGGCGTAAAAAAGTATTTAGAATCAGGAAAACCATTAAATGCAAGTAATGTTGTAGTTAAAGACAATGGAGCTATTGTTTTTGGCGATGGAAGGCATAGATATGTTGTTTTAAGGGACACAGGATTAGGGAAAATACCTATGTCAATGGATGAAAAATCAATAGAAAATGCTAAAAAGTTTGGTTATGTAGATTAAATCAATTTAAGGGGAAAATATGAACGAAGCATTGGAATTGGCAAACAGTCTAGAAAAATTAGTTATTGATTGGGAAAGACCTTTTAGAGGTGATATTATTAAAGCGGCAAAACTTTTGCTTGAACAACAAATTGAAATTGAAACATTAAAACAACAAATTAAAAATTTGTAGTAAACTTAAGTCCTTACAAATCAATTACTTGAGAATGTATGGACAATAAAGTGTCGAAATCTGTAGAAAAGAACTTAAATAGAGCTGGAAGAAAGCCAGGAGTGCCTAATAAAGCCACTCAGGAGGCTCGTGAAGCCGTTAAAGCTATTCTTGATAGCAACCTACCATTTATTCAATCGTGGATTCAAAGCACCGCAGAAGGCATCTTTGACGATAAGACTGGAAAATGGATTGTTCAACCTAATCCCGCAAAGGCTTGTGAGATTGTTCAGAATTTAGTTGAGTACTCTGTGCCTAAATTAGCCCGCACAGAAGTTGTGGGTGATGAGAAAGCTCCTCAGCGCTTGGTGGTGTCTTGGAAGAAATAGTCCAAGAGGTAGAACTAGACTACCAACCTCGTGATGTATTCTTAGATTTCCACGATAGAAATCAGCGTTGGGCTGTGATAGTCGCCCATCGTAGGTGCGGTAAAACTGTCTCTTGCATCAATGATTTAATCTATAAAGCACTAATTGAGGGCAAAGAGGATGGTCGCTATGCCTATGTTGCACCATATTACAGCCAAGCCAAGAATATCGCCTGGGACTACCTGTTAAGGTTTAGTCAGCCAATATTGGCTAAAGCTAATCAATCTGAACTATGGGTGGAACTAATAAATGGAGCAAGAATTCGTCTCTTTGGCGCTGATAATCCTGATGCTTTACGAGGTCTTTACCTTGATGGGATTGTGTTAGATGAGTATGCAGATATGCGCCCTCGTATTTGGGGCGAGATTATTCGGCCTTTGCTGGCAGACAGACTTGGATGGGCAGTTTTCATTGGAACGCCTAAAGGTCATAACGCCTTCTGGGAGCTATACAACACCGCTTCTGACGACTCAAACTGGTATTGCAAGACCCTAAGGGCTAGTCAGACTGGATTGTTGGCAAAGTCAGAGCTTGATGACGCTGCCAAATCCATGACTCAAGACCAATATCTGCAAGAGTTTGAGTGCGACTTTGAGTCTGCCATCATTGGTGCTTACTACGGCAAAGAGATGCGCCAGCTTACCGATTTGAATAGAATCACCAAGGTCAAGCATGACCCAATGTATAAAGTCAATACATCATGGGACTTGGGCTATAGTGATGACACCTCAATCTGGTGGTGGCAGGTTATTCGTGGCGAAGTCAGATTCCTTGAATATCATGGAAGCAATGGTCAGCCTGTCAGTTTCTATACAGGACTCATTCAAAGCAAAGCCAGCGAGTTTGGCTATCAATATGGGTTACATTATCTGCCCCACGATGCAAGAGCAAAAACACTAGCATCTGGCGGAAAGTCAATAATTGAGCAACTTTCTGCTAAAATTCCGTTAGAATCTATGAAAATAGTGCCGAATTTGTCACTTCAAGACGGAATTCAAGCAACTCGTATGTTATTGATGCGGTCTTGGTTTGATAGCGAAAGGTGTAATGATGGAATCGAAAGCCTCAGACAGTATCAGCGAGAGTATGACGATGATAGAAAGGTTTTTAGAGACAAGCCTAGGCATGATTGGACAAGCCATGCTGCAGACGCATTTAGAATGGCTGCGGTGGCTTGGAGAGAAGAAGAACGAATTATGACCAAGGATGACCCAATTAAAGGGTTATTTGTGGGCGAAACTGATGTAACTTTGAATGATATGTGGAAACAGCCATCTGTTCCAAATAACCGCAGGATATAAAGATGAGTGAATTGCGAGCCGAAGTATCACATACCTACTCAGATTGGTATGACAAGATTATGGCCTATGAACGGTCATTTAAACTTTGGGAAGCACGAGTCGATAAGATTCTGAAGAAGTATAAAGACGACAGCCGTAATAAAACCAACCCTAATGCTCGCTTTAATATCCTTTGGTCAAATGTCCAGACGATTAGCCCTGCTATCTTTGCCCGCCTACCACGCCCTGATGTAAGCCGTAGATTTAGAGATAACGACCCTATTGGTCGTGTAGCTTCAATGATGCTAGAAAGAGCTTTAGAGTTTGAGATTGAGCATTATGGTGACTATTTAGCCGCCATGAAAAACTGCGTTACAGACCGTCTATTGGGTGGTCGTGGCACAGCATGGGTTCGCTATGAGCCACATTTCAGAGCAAAAGCAGAAAAAGAACCAGAAGATGGCTTTGAGATTACCGAAGTAACTGACACCAAGCAAGCCTATGACCCAAGCTATGTAGAAGGCAAAGGCGATGTAGGCAAACCTCTTGAGGGCGAGATGCCTGAAGAGAATATGCTTGATGAGCCAGGCGAAGTCGAAGAAGAAATTGAATACGAGTGTTGCCCAGTTGATTATGTCCATTGGCGTGATTTCGGTCATACCGTAGCTCGCACATGGGAAGAAGTCACCGCAGTATGGCGCAAGGTTTACATGAACCGCACCGCATTGGTAGAGCGTTTTGGCGAAGAACTTGGGCATCAGATTCCCCTTGATACCAAGCCAGAGCAAACAGGCAAGTCATACACTAAGAATGACGACCAAGCCTATCAAGCAATGATTTATGAGATTTGGGATGCTGAAACAGGAAAAGTCCTTTGGATTAGCAAGTCACTCGGCAAAATCCTTGATGAGCGTGATGACCCATTGGAGCTTGAGAACTTTTGGCCTTGCCCAAAACCACTTTACGCTACGATTACTACCGATAGCCTTGAGCCAATCCCTGATTTCACTATCTACCAAGACCAAGCAAGAGAACTTGACGACCTATGTGACCGTATTGATGGCTTGATTGGGGCGCTAAAGATTCGTGGTTTATATGATGCCAGCGCATCTGAGCTACAGCGTTTGTTCTCCGAAGGTAATGAGTCCAATGTCTTGATTCCTGTCAAGAACTGGATGGCATTTGCCGAGAAACAAGGTTTAAAAGGCGCATTAGACCTTGTGGATATTGCCCCATTTGCTGCTGCATTGATGTCTTGCTATCAGGCGATGGAGCAAGTTAAAGGTCAAATCTACGAATTGATGGGTATTGCTGATATTCAGCGTGGTCAAACCGACCCCAATGAGACTTTGGGCGCACAAATCATCAAATCCAACAACGCTGCTGGTCGCCTAAAGACCATGCAACACGCAGTTGTGTCTTTTGCTACTGAATTATTGGCTATCAAATCCCAGATTATCTGCAAACACTTCACCGAAGATACGATTGTCAAGATTTCTGGCGCAATGCAACTGTCGCAAAACGATAAGCAGTTGATTCCACAGGCAATGGCGTTGCTTAAAGATGAGGTAAGCAAGAATTTCCGCATTGAAGTCACCACAGACTCAATGATTTACCAAGATGAAATGCAAGAAAAGCAAGACCGCATGGAGTTCTTACAGTCTATCGGTGGATTCATGCAACAGGCTATTCCTGCCGCCCAAGCTAGCCCAGAATTAACCCCATTACTGATGGAAATGCTTAAGTTTGCTACGACAGCTTTCAAAGCTGGTAAGGGATTAGAAGGATTGATTGACGAAACAGCCGATAAATTCCGTCAGCAAGCAGCGCAAATGGAAGGTCAGCCTAAGCCACCTCCAATGGCAGTCCAAATCGAGCAAATGAAGATGCAAGCTAAGGCTCAAGAGCTACAGATTCAGAATCAGCTAGAAATGCAGAAGATGCAAGCTGAAAATGAGTTGGAAAAAGCTAAACAAGAGTATCAAGCCCAAGAAAACCAGCTTAAATTCCAGTTGGAAGCTGCTCGTAACCAAGCTGATATTGAAATGCAAGCCAAATTAGCTCAAATGAAGATGAATATGGAGCGCAATACTCAGGTCTTGCTCGCCCACATCAACAATGGCGCTAAGATTGAAGTGGCTCGTATTTCTGCGGCAGATGACAATGGCGAAACCGCTTATCTGACAGAGGAAGCAATGGCTCAATCAATGGAGCATCCTTTAGCCCCATTAGCCAACGCTATTACCCAAAGCAATCAGGAAATGGTCAATCAAATAAGCAGTTTAGTTGATACAATTAACCAAAATCACAATAGGCCAAAGCAAGTAGTTCGTGGCCCAGACGGTAAAATCCAAGGAGTTATCTAATGGCATCAAATCTTAAGTATTCCAACGGCACTAGAGATGCCCAACAACAAGGTCTAATTACCTATGCTGGCTCAGGCTCTATTATCAATATCTACGCTGGCTCACAACCTGCTAATGCCAATACCGCAATTAGCGGACAAACCCTCTTGGTTCAGTTGGTCGTATCTGGTAGCTTTGGTACTGACTCTAACGGTACTATCACTTTGGGAAGTGTAACCAACGGCACAGCAGTCGCCACAGGCACAGCATCGTTCTTCCGCATCACCAAAACTGATGGCACAACCGTAGTGATGGATGGTTCTGTAGGATTAACAGGATGCGATATGAACCTGAACAACACCTCTATTGACACAACTCAGGTAGTCAGCATCTCCTCAGGTACGATTATCCGAGCTAACCAATAAGGTAGTATATGGCCCTAATTATTAAAGATAGGGTTCAAGAGACAAGTACCACAAGCGGTACTGGTACTTTGACCCTTGCTGGCGCTGTAACAGGCTATCAGTCATTTGGCTCTGCCATTGGCGTAGGTAATACTACCTATTATGGTATTTATGCCAACGGTGGTAGCGACTGGGAAGTAGGTATCGGAACTGTTGGTTCAGGCACATTGGCTAGAACTACTGTATTGGCATCGTCTAACGCTGGTTCATTGGTTAATTTTAGTGGCGCACAGTTATCGGTTTGGGGCGATATGCCAGCGGCTAAAGGCGTATACCAAGACGCTAATGGTCTTGTTACTGTGCCTGTTTTAAACACGACATCAACCACAAGCACAACAGCAAACCTGACATTTAATGCTAGTAACTCAGGGTTTACTTCAGGTGCATCAGTAGCTAATAGTTATTTACAAGCCGTATTGCAAAACAGTAGTGGCACATCAGGCGCTTCTACAAACTATGTATTAAGCAACGATTTAGGCACAGACTCAAGTTATTACGGTGAGTTTGGCATGAATTCATCTGTTTATTCTGGGTCAAGCACTCCTGTAGATTTTTTTAGCATCAACAATGGTATCTATTTTTCAGGTCATGATGGTGATATTACTGTTGGCTCTGGTAACGGCAAAAAGCTCTATTTGGCTTGGGGTACATCGGGTCAATCTGCCCATGTGATTAATGCTTCAGGCGCTATTGGTCTTAATACCAATTTAGCATCTGGCACAGGCTCAGGAACAACCAATTTTGGTACTGCTGGTCAAGTATTAACTTCTGCTGGAAGTGGCGCTACACCGACTTGGCAAACACCAACAACAGGAACGGTTACAAGTGTTTCTGGTACTGCACCAGTTGTTTCAAGCGGTGGAAATACCCCAACAATTAGCATGGCTGCCGCAAATACCACCACAAATGGATATTTGACCAGCACAGACTGGAATACCTTTAATAACAAACAGCCAGCAGGGTCATATTTAACTGCGGTAACGGCAAGTAGCCCATTATCAGGTTCAGGCACTTCTGGTAGCCCATTGGTTATTTCTCAAGCCACAACCAGCACGAATGGCTATTTAAGCTCTACCGACTGGAATACTTTTAATAACAAGGGTTCTGGCACAGTAACTAGCGTAAGTGGCACAGGCACAGTAAATGGCATTACATTAACTGGCACAGTAAGCTCTAGCGGAAGTTTGACGCTAGGTGGCACATTGTCAAATGTCAGCCTTGCAACTCAAGTAACTGGAAATTTGCCAGTTACCAACCTCAATAGCGGTACAGGCGCTTCATCTAGCACTTTTTGGCGTGGTGATGGCACATGGGCAACAGTAAGCGCTTCTGCTGCTGGCTCTAATACTCAAATTCAATACAACAATAGTGGTGCTTTTGGTGCTTCTTCTGCATTTACTTTTGATGGCACGACCAATACTGCGCCCATTCAAAATGCAAGTTATGGATTTCACACCAATCCAACCACGATTGCTACCAGCTATACCATTCCAAGCAATTACAACGCTATGTCTGCTGGCAAAGTAACCATCAATACAGGAGTAACGGTTACAGTTTCTACTGGCAGCCGATGGGTGGTAGTCTAAAATGCTGGGTTTTGGCCCAATATCGAATCAGCCAATATCAGATATTGCGCTGCCACAGATTACAGGGACAATCTCTGCCACAGATAACAACGATTCTGCGACCCTAACAGGTCAAGTTCTTGTTACAGGCAATATATCGGCTACCGATGGTACTGATACTTGCACGATTTACGCCCAAGAACTCGTTTCTGGCTACATTTACACCACAGACAACAACGATTCAGCTACTTTAACTGGTGCTGTAGCGGTCACAGGCACGATTTCAGCCACAGATGGCACAGATACAGCCACATTTACCGCACAAAACCTTGTAAGCGCCTATATTAGCGCCACAGACGGCACAGATACGGCTACATTTACTGCCCAAGCACTTGAATCAGGCAATATTTACGCTACGGATGGCACAGATACTTGCGATATTGAAGGATTTGTAACACCTGGGCCTAATCCAAACCCAATAGATACCCATGACGGTGGCATTAGCAAGCGTGATTACGAAAGACTCAGAGCATTAGAGCGTAAGCGCCTAGCTGCCGAACAAAGACTGATTGAAGCTCGCAAAGCTGACGCTGCATCACGCAAACAAAAGTTTAGGGATTTGATTGACCCTGTTGTAAGCAAGCAACAAAAAAATAAACTACAATCAAAACAAGAGATTAGGATTGATACACCGTCAGTCGAAGTCACACGCATAGAAGCGGTTATCGCCAATCTTGATAGACAAGAAAAGGAATTACAACAAGCGATAGCCCACAAGAAAGTATTAGCAGAAACCCTTACTGCTCTTGCAATCTTAGACGCTAAATTCAAAGCCGAACAGGATGATGAAGAAGCTCTATTAATGCTCTTATGACAGCACACTCACAATATAAAAAAGGTTTAGATTTACTACATTTGGGTCACTATCTTCCAGGGTTCAGACTCTACGAATTTAGATGGCATCCACAAACCATGCAAGCCACAGGCGAAAAATGGGATAAGTGGATTAAAGCCCCCAAATGGAATGGAGAAAGGCTTTATGACAAGCACATCACCGTTCAGATGGAGCAGGGCTTTGGCGACATTATTCAGATGGCTCGATTCTTGCCTATGCTCAAAGCATGGGGCGCTAGAACAGTCAGCGTAATGGTTCATGAATCCATGATGCAGTTGATTGGGCAAATGGATTGTGTTGATTACATTTCTAGCACAAGAACAGAGGGTAAACCCTTAGAAGCTGATTATTGGGTCGGCTCAATGTCATTGCCATTCTTTGCGATGCACTCACCAAGCTATGTGCGCCAATCATTCCCAATTACCAAGGATAAGATTGTTGGCTCAGAAGGCTATTTAGACGCTGGTTTTAGCCCGATAGAGCGCAAAGTTGGGGTGAATTGGATGGCATCCAAAGGCCCACTTCATTACATCAAATCCACGCCCATTAAGGAATTGCGCCAATTAGTTGGTGATGATTGTTATTCATTAAACCCTGAGATTGACGACATATTTATGCCCTTGCCTAGCGATGGCTGGAAACAAAACTTTTATAAAACTGCGTGTCACATGAAGTCATTAAAAGCTGTTGTAGCGCCTGATACTGCTACAGCGCATTTAGGTGGCGCTTTGGGGGTCAAAACTTTTGTTTTGCTTCCTGAGGATGCTTATATTTGTTGGCGATGGAAAAATGCCAGTTGGTACGATTCCGTTGTCCCCTTACGCCATGATGAATGGCACAAACTACCACAACTATTGGAGGCGTTATGATTTGTCCAAACTGCGGATGGTCTGAAGGAAACCATGTAAAAGCTAAACAATCTGATAAAGATTATTACCTTGAGTTCTGGGGGTTTACCCTAGGCACTCCTGAAGCTGAAGAAGCATGGAAACAAAAGCAAGAAATGACAAGGCGTGAATCCGCTATGGTCATGTCCGATATTGAAGGCTATATCAGCCAAGTCGATGGTTCATGGATTAAAAGCCGTAGCCATCACAGAGACCATCTAAAACAGCACCGAATGATTGAAATTGGCAACGATGTCCCAATGCAACACAAGCCGATTGAGATTGACCGCAAATCTGCGGAAAAGCGTAAACGCCAGCTTGCAGAATTGGCATACGCAAAACTTAACTACCGATAACTTGGAGAAAACATGAGTGATGACCGCAGAAGTGTATTAGAAGCAGCGATGGATGCAGCCTTAGAACAGCCAGAGGAGAACGAGATTGAGCAAGAACCTGTGGAAGTTGAGGAGACTGAAAACGAACCTGTTGCCGAGGAGTCCGATAAAGCTGAAGTTAGCGAGGAAAATAGCGAAGAACCTGCCGAAACCGTTGAATCTGCTGAATCTGAGGATTCGGATGAAGAACCGCAGGAAGAACCTGTAAAAGCGATTCCACGCCCAACAACATGGAAAAAAGAGTATCTACCAATTTGGGATAAGCTCACTTCTGGTCAGCAATTAACCAAAGAAGAAAGCCTTAAATTAGCAGAATATTCCAATCAGCGTGAATCTGAGTACAAAAAAGGCGTATCTACCTATAAACAAGAAGCCGACAACGCTAAGGTTTTGGTAGAGGCAATCGCCCCATTTGTGCCTGAATTACAGAAGCAAAACATCCACCCTGCCGCATGGATTAATAACCTTGGCAGAGCGCACATGATTTTGTCTAGCGCACCCTATGACCAAAGACTTCAGCTATTTCATAGACTTGCACAAGATTATGGAATACAATTAGGGGAAAGTGTTGCGCCAGTACAACAAGACCCACAGTCTTATGCGCTGAACCAACAACTTGCTGCTTTACAAAACGAAGTGCAACAGGTTCGTGGCTGGAAGCAACAAGAAGAACAAAGCCGTCTGATGGCAGAAATTCAGAGGGTTAGTAGTAATGCGGAGAAGTTTCCGCACTTTGAGGTGGTAAGGGAAGATATGGCTCAATTACTTGAGCGTGGTTTAGCCCAAGACCTTGAAACGGCTTATGCAAAAGCTGTGCGTATGAATGATGAAGTCTTTAAATTGGAACAAGAACGACTCCTTGCCCAAGTTAAAAAGGAAGCATCAAAGGCACAACAAGTAGCTAAGGCCAAAGCTGCTGCAGTTAGTCCAAAGTCCGTTACACCTAGCGGAGTGGGTAATAAGGCAGATGGTAAGGACAGAAGGTCAATTATTGCAGCGCAATTAGGCGAGGCAATGACTGGCAGGGTTTAAATTAACTTATTTTTAAAGGATATATCATGGCATTCGCAAATAGCGCAATTACCGATATTATCGCTACTACCATCCAAAGTCGTAGCGGTGAATTGGCAGACAACTTAACAAACAACAACGCAATCCTGCAACAGTTGGACAAGAAGGGCAATGTACGCCCATTCTCAGGTGGTAATGTGATTTTGGAAGAAATCATGTACAACGACCCAAATACCAACAATGCAAACAGCTACTCTGGATATGAAGTATTGAACATTTCCCCAGATAGCCCAATTTCCGCAGCCCAGTACAAAATTGCTCAGTACGCTGATGCAGTTACTATGTCTGGCTTGGAAATGCTCCAAAACTCAAGCAAAGAAGCAATCATTGACCTGTTAGATGGTCGTATGCAAGTTTCTGAAGCTCGCTTGTTAAACCGTATCTCTGGTGACTTGTTCCTAGATGGTACAGGTAACGGTGGTAAGAACTTGGATGGTTTGGCTGCTGCGGTTTCCGCAACTCCTACCTCTGGTACTTACGGTGGTATTAATGCTGCTAACTGGTCTTTCTGGCAGAACACAGCAACTACTGGCACAACCATTACTTCTTCCAACATCCAAGCTAAGATGACTTCAACAGCTCTCCAGTTGGTTCGTGGTACTGATAAAGCCGACTTGATTGTTGCTGATACCAACTTCTACAGCCTGTATGTACAAGCTCTCCAAGCTATTCAGCGTATTATGACCGAAGAATCTGGTTCTTCAGGTTTCGCATCCATGAAGTTCTATGGTGGCGGTACATCTGCTGATGTGGTATTGGGTGGCGGTTATGGTAACGAGCAACCTTCTAACACCATGTACTTCTTGAACACCAATTACATTTTCCTACGCCCACACAAAGAGCGTAACTTTGTTCCTATCGGTGGCGAGCGTCAAGCAATTAACCAAGACGCTATCGTTAAGTTGTACGGTTGGGCTGGTAACTTGACAACAAGTAACCGCTTCCTCCAAGGCATCTTGACAAACTAATCCATTGATTTGAAAGGAAAAATATCATGGCATACAGTACTCTCCCTATCGCTGGCGTAAACTTAAATTCAGTTACCCCAGTTGATTTTGCTTTAACCAACGGTTCAACCGCAGAAGTAATCCCTGCGTTTGGCCCAATCGGTGCTGAAACTTTTGCTTCAGATGGTAAGCGTTATGTGTTCGCACAAGCAGCCGCTACTATCACCCCAAGCACCACAACTTGCACCGTTAATGCTTCTACTTTCCAAGTAACAGCAACAGGCGGTTCATACATTTCACCAGCAGTTTCTATGGTTTCTGGTGACTATGGCTGGTTTGGCGCTACAAGCGTTTAAGTTTTAACCCTGTAGTAAACTAGGGATTCCCTCAAAAGGGGAGTCCCTTTTTCTTTTTAACCACCTAATCACTTAGGAGAATTAAATGGCTATTGAATCAGATGTTCGTGGCGCAGATGCGCTTTTAAGTGTTCGTTTTTATCGTAAACCGATTGAAATTAAAGACGAAACCCTCGCCCAAGGCAGACCTATTTTTAAAGATGCTGATTGGATTCAGATTATGACCCCAGGCGACCAACTCAATGTGATTGATACAATCGCTAGAGACAACCATAAGGCTCGATTCCCACAACAATGGGCTGCTTATCAAAATAAGATTGGAAATCAGGAAGAAATCGTAGGAACTCCTGTTTCTGCATGGCCTTTAGTCAGTATGTCTCAAGCTGAAGAACTCAAAGGTATCAAGTTTCATACCGTAGAGTCGATTGCTAACTGCTCTGACCAGCAATTACAGCGTATTGGCATGATTGCAGGTATGTCACCCCATGCTTTTAGAGAAAAAGCTCGCACCTACCTCAATTTGGCTAAAGATACAGCAGAAGTTGATGCCAAAAATGCTGAATTAGCACAACTCAAAGAAGAAAATGCTAAAATTAAGGCAGAAACAGATGCGAAGCTGGCTCAAATGCAGGAGCAAATGGCAGCGCTACTTGCGGCTGTGAGTGAAAAGAAACCTAGAACTCGCAAAAAAGTAACCGAGGAAGCCTAATATGTCAGCAACGATGCTCCAACTTGTCCAGCAAGTTACAGCCGAATTAAACCTTACAGTACCTACTTATGTAGCTGGTAATCCTAGCCAAGACACGCAACAAATCTTGGCTTTGATGAATGGCGCAGGGTATGAATTGCTCAAGGAATACGACTGGCAAGCTCTTGAGAAGGAGTATCGTTTTTACACTCAGTTCGTCAATGCGACTGCAACATCAACTCAAGGCAGTTATGTCTTGAATAATGTCAGCAATACCACAGGTTTAACCACCCAATACTCAATTACTGGCTACAATGTCGCCCAAGACACCTATGTAGTTTCAGTAAATGGTAATACTGTCACAATGAGCCAAGAGGCTTCATTAACAGGCACAAATAGCGTTTTATTTGCTCAGACTGAATACAACTTACCAAGCGATTTTGAGACCATTACAGACCGCACCCATTGGGATAAAACAAAGCATTGGGAAATGCTTGGCCCTGAGGATGCACAGCAATGGCAATGGTTAAAATCGGGTTATATCTCAACTGGCCCTCGTGTCCGTTGGCGTATTTTAGGTGGCACATTCCAAATCTGGCCACCAATGAATACCCAAGAGTATTTAGGCTTTGAATATCGCTCTAACGCATGGGCAGAATCAGCCGCAGGAGTGCCACAGCAACAGTTTATCAACGATACCGATACGACTTTCTTTGATAGCCGTATCATGGTGCTATATACCAAGCTAAAATACTTCCAAGTCAAGGGCTTTGACACCACATCATTATTGCAAGACTATCAGCGTTATTTATCAATAGCTAAAGCCAATGACAAAGGCGCACCTAACCTGTCATTTGCGCCAAATCCAAGCAAAGTGCTTATTGGCTGGGCTAATATCCCTGATACAGGCTATGGCACATGATTTTTGGTCAGCCAAAAAAGTTTAACGCTACCGTTGCGTCAATTCCTGCACCGATTGGTGGCTGGAACGCTAGGGATTCCCTTGCTGAAATGTCACCAACTGATGCCGTTCAGCTTACCAACTTCTTTCCTACCCCATATGATGTTCAGCTAAGAAAAGGCTATACCAAGTATTCCACAGGCATTACAGGGCAAGTAAACACCTTAATGACCTATGCTGGAACAAGCAGTCAAACCTTGTTTGCCGCAGCAGGAAACACTATTTATAACGCTTCAGGTAGCACGGCATCCACCAGTTTAACAGGTTTAACCAACGATAAATTTCAGTTTGTTAATTTTTCAAATATTGGGGGTAATTACCTAGTTGCCTGTAACGGTGCTGACCCAGTTATTATTTATGACGGCACAAACTGGATTAAGATGGCTACGACTGGCACAGCCCAGACCATTTCAAGCATTACCCATGTAGGAACATTAGCTACTTTAACAACATCATCGCCTCATGGTCTTATTACTGGAAATGAAGTAACAATTACTGGCGCAACACCTACCGATTACAACGGAACTTATGTTATTACTGTTACTGGCGCAAGCTCATTTACCTACACAATGGCTACAACCCCAAGTGGAAACGCCAGCGTTGTAGGAACTTATACCATTGGTTTTTATGTAACAGGCGTAAACAGCAATACTTTTATCAATGTAAACCTATTTAAAAATAGGCTTTATTTCACCCAAGAAAACTCAATGAATGTCTGGTATTTACCTACCAACGCATTGGGTGGCGCAGCGCAAGTCCTTAACTTTGGAGGAATAGCACGAAATGGTGGATTTATTCAAGCAATGGGTACTTGGACTCTTGACGCTGGTTATGGCGTGGATGATTTTGCTGTATTTCTTACCAATATGGGTGAGGTTATCGTTTACCAAGGAACTGACCCATCTTCTGCTTCCACATGGGCTTTAAAAGGCGTATTTCAGATTGGTTATGTATTTAGCCGTAGATGCCTATTTAAGTGGGCTGGCGACCTTTTAATTTTAACAAATGACGGTTTAGTGCCATTAACCGCAGACCTTCAGTCTAGCCGTCTCGACCCTCGAATTAACCTAACAGACAAGATTTATCAAGCTGTAGCTAATGCTACCGCCCTTTATAGCACCAATTTTGGCTGGCAGATTATGTATTTTGCCAAGCCACAAATGCTTATTTTAAATATTCCAATTTCAGGTGGAACTCAGCAATATGTAATGCACACCATTACAAAGTCTTGGGCTAACTTTACCAATATTGGCGCTGCTTGTTTTGAAATGTACTATGACAATTGCTATTTCGGTGGAAATGGCTTTGTAGGACAATTTTGGAATGGTGATGGCGATGCTGGCACAAACATTAATGCTACAGCCCAACAAGCCTATAACTATTTTGACGCTAGAGGTCAATTAAAGCGTTTTTCAATGGTTCGCCCAATTATTCAGACAGATAATGGCGTTCCTACCATTTTAGCTGGCATGAGCTATGACTTTGACGCTGCAAACCCAACAAATGCGCTAAGTTATAACCCAGCCGTATCAAAAGTAGGTATTTGGGACACCGCAAAGTGGGATAATGCGATTTGGACAGGCGGTTTAATCACTACAAAGCAATGGCAAGGCGTTACTGGCATAGGTTATGCTGCTAGTTTGACCCTAAATATTGCATCGCAAAACATTGAATTACATTGGGATTCTACCGATTTTGTAATGGAGAAGGGGGCTGTACTGTAATGCGTAAGCTTACAACGGAAAACCAAGAAGAATTAAGGAAGTGGCTGTCAAAAGTAGGAGAAGTGAAATATCCAAAAAATACCATGTGTATTGGACAGGAAAAGGATGGGCAATTAATTGGGGTCGTGGGATATAACAATTTCACCCCAAATGCCTGTCAGATTCATGTGGCGACTACGGATGTTTATTGGCTTAATAAAGCCATGCTAAATGCTATTTTTGACTATCCCTTTAACATTTTAGAAGTCAAGGTTATAATCGCACCTATATGCAAGGATAATTATAAGTCCTTGAAACTGTGCCGAAAACTTGGCTTTGAACAGGTAGCTGATATTCCCTATGGGCATCAAGATGGGGATTTAATAGTGATGGTTATGAAGCGTGACCGATGTGTTTGGTTACAACAAGGAGAATGAAATGGGTTCAGTAGTAAGCGATATTTTTGGCGGTGGTTCAAGCCAACAACAAGCACCAGCACAACCGAATTACACCCAAGCGGCACAAGCGACAGCCGCAGGGAACATGATTGGGCAGAATACGCCCTACGGTAGCTTAAATTATGCACAGTCTGGTACAGATGCCTATGGCAATCCTATGTACACGGCAAATCAAACCGTTGCGCCATCGCTACAACCTGCGGTACAAAATTCACAAAATGCTGTAAGCAATTACCAATTTGGTCAGTTTAACCCTGGAAATTTACCGTCTTATGGTATTAACCCTGGTCAAACTTATTATGGCGCTGAAATGGGTATTCTTCAGCCACAACTTGACCGCCAAAGACAACAAACCCAAACACAGCTTGCAAACCAAGGAATTCAACCTGGTTCTGAAGCATATACAAATGCAATGTATGACTTAAATAATAGTCAAAATAATCTTTTATCAAATGCAGTTGTTAATGGAATGGGTGTAGGTTTAAATGCTAATAATCAGCAATATAATCAAAACCTTAATACTTACAATACTAATTTAAGTGCGCCATTTCAGTATGCTAGTTCAGTAAAGGGTTTAGCAACTCCAAGCTATGTGCAAACCCCTGCTGGCCCAAATTATTTAGGTGCTGCACAAACACAATTTTCTGGTCAGTTGGGCGCTTATAACGCTGCACAAGCAAATCAAACCAACCAAATGAACGGTCTATTAGGTCTTGCTGGAACTATTGGTTCAGCTTTAATATAAAATGCCTTTAAACGCTTATATTCCTATTTCTTCAGCTTCTACGCTTCCTCAGGCTGTAGATAATTTAGCTCTTTCACAGGCATTAATGATGCCTCAATCTGCAACCCCACAAAATTCAATGGGTTTGGGTGTTAATAATCAACTTGCTAAAGCATTGCGTGGACAGCATCAATCACCATTAAGTAATTATTTTGGGAATACTTTTGGAGGAAGTGCTGGTAATGATTTAAGTGCATATTTGCCTTGGAATCAAACCGCTACAGCAAATACTTATGGAACTGACCCATATTCACAACAAAGTTTAATGCTTGCACAACAAGACGCTGGATTGACCAATAACCCTATGACTTCTAATCTTACAATGGATAATTTAGGTAATATGTTTAGTGGATGGGGTCAAGGAATTGGTGATTTTTTTAGCACGATTGGAAGCTCTTTGCCTTCTATTGGAACTTCTGCTGAAGAAGCAGCACCAGTAATTGCAGAATCGTTATAGGATAAATATGGCACTTAATCAATATACTTCTACAACTTTAGCAGACCCAAATGCTGAAGAACTTGCTGGAATTAATCGTCAGCAAGCATTAGCTAATGCGTTAATGACTCAAGGATTGCAAGGTCAGCCACAAGGTCAAATGATTAGTGGTTATTATGTAAAGCCATCTATAACGCAAGCACTCAATCCAGTAGCACAACAATTAGCTGGTTCTTATTTGGGTAAACAAGCAGATACGAAAGCTCAAGAGTTGGCTAATGCAATTCGTGGTAAACAAGCTCAAACTGTTCAACAGTATATGCAAGCTCTTAACCCACAACAAACAGAATTGGCTGGCCCAACACCAACTGGCGCACCATTACAAACTGTTAATCAACCTGATTACAATGCCGCTTTCCAAGCTGCAACTAGCCCTTATGCACCTGCACCATTGCAAGCTGCTGGCTATGAAATGCTCAAACCACAAAAATTGGCTGAAGGCGAAACTCTTAATCGGTTTAACTTTAATACTGGACAGCTTACTCCCTATGCTGCGGGTGGTGAAAAATTACCTACTGAATATAAAGAATACCAAAAAGCTGCTGAAGGCGGTTTTAAAGGAACATTCTTTGATTATCAGCAAGCATTAAAGAAAGCTGGCGCAACTAATGTAAGCGTAAGAACTGGTAACTCATTGGCTGAACAAATTGGCCCAATGATGAAAGATTCAGCGGCACAAACTGTTGGCGCTATGAAAACTTCTGATGCTGCAAATCAAATTTTAAGTGCTTTAGATAAAGGCAATATTATTGCAGGGCCAGGAGCTAGTGTTCGTATTCCTGCCGCACAATTAGCAACTATGATTGGTGCTGGTGGCTCTAATGACGCAGAAAAAATTGCAAATACTAGAGTTTTGGTTCAAAACTTAGCTAAATTGACATTGGCAGGTCGCCAACAAATGCATGGAGAAGGTGCTATTTCTAATTCTGAAAGCAATATTGCAGAAAAAGCAATGTCAGGAAATATTGATTTAACACCTGCAGAAATTAAACAATTAGCAGATGCAGCAAAGCGTTCAGCTAATTATCAAGTTGCACAGCATCAACAAAAATTAAATGTAATGCGTCAAAACCCTGAAACTAGGTCATTAGCTCCATATTTTGAAGTTAATCCTATGAATACAGTTGAACCATCTGGTAATAATGTAATTGATTACAATAACTTAAAATAAGGACTAAAAATGGCAGGAGAAGTTACCGTTAGTCCAGTCATGGATGTTAAGATGCCAGACGGTACGATTGTCACTAATGTGCCAGTCGGTACAACAAAGGCTGATTTAGATGCAATGATGCTACGCAATAAGCAAGCATCTATGGAATCTGCACGAAACGAAAGCCTTTTAAATCCACAAGCCAATGAACGCAATATTCCTGCAGTATTAGGTCAAAGTTTAATAAAAACTGGCGCTAATTTAGGCGACATTGTTTTTGGGATGCCAGAAAACTATAAAAGAATTGGCCAATATATTGGTGGAAAACTACAAGGTCAAGAAGTTGAAGCCCCAAGAGGAGCAACTCCTGTAAGCGATTTTCTTCTTAAACAAGATGTTTTAAAGCCACAAAACGAACCAAATACACCATTATTAAAAACGGCTGATTTTGCTATTCAAACTGGAACGCCTGGTATGTTGTTGGGCAAAGCAAATACATTGCCTCAGTTTGCTAAATTGGCTGCTGAACAATATGGTCAAGGCGCTATTGGTGGTGCAGTTACAGAATTAGGTAAAAATACAGGATTTACCAATCCACTAGCAGAACAATTAATTGCTGGTGCTTCTATGTATGCTCCTGGCAAACTATATTCAATGCGTAATTCACCAGCTACGGTGGTAAACCAAGCTATGCGTAATATGACTCCTGAGCAAATTAATGCTGCTCAAGAATTGGTTACAAGGTCTCATCAATTAGGCTCTCCAATTACAGGCGCAGAAGCAATCGCTCAAATTATGGGAACTAGCAAATTACCATCAATTCAGCGTTATGTAGAAAACCAGCCTAGAGGCGGTGGTGAGTCAATAATGGGCGATTTTATGGCTAATCGACCATCAGGCAATACTGCTATGGTCGGTAATGCTTTAAATGAAATCAGCCCTGTTGCAACTTCTTCTGCAACTCCAAATCGCTTGCAATCGGCAGCAGCAAGATTATTGCGTGGCGCAGAAAAAAATGTCACAGAAAGCGTTAGTCCATTCTATAAAGCTGGCGTAGAAGAAATGGGAACTTTGGCTGAAGGCAAAGTATTGCCAATCATGCCCAATGAAATCAAACAATTAAGTCAAAATTCAGCTATTGCTGATGCCATTAACCATGTAACAAACAATCCCTATACTGGCGTTAAAGGATTGTCGGCAAACGACCCAAGAGTATTGCAAGCTGCAAAAGTATATTTAGACGCTCAATATGGCAACTTTAACAACGCTATGGCTGGTAGTTTAGATAAAGCTAAAGCTGCGAATGCTTTTGCTGGAAGTCGTCAATTAGATACTTATTTATCATCTAAATCACCTTCCTATGCACAAGGCAGCAGAAATTACGAAGTTGCTCAAAATCAACAATTAAACCCTATTCGTCAAGGTCAAGTAGGGGCTATTGCAGACACTTTAGGATTGCCTGAAGATATGATGTCTAAACAGGCAAGAGTATTAACGCCTGAAGCACCTAAAGCCACTACCCCAGAAGATATTAAGCGCACCGTTGATTTATTACGCAGAAAAGACCCAACAGTTGCAGCAGATTGGACTCGCCAAAATTTACAAGGCATATTTAACGAAACCACTCAGCAAATGCAAGGTAAAGAAAACCAATTTGGTGGAGCTAAATTTGCATCTAAGATTACTGGAAATTCTGCCCAAAGAGACAATTTGCAAGCATTGGTCGAATCATCTGCTGGCCCACAAGCATGGAAAGGTTTTGAAAATATGCTTGAAGTATTAAATGCTCAAGGTCAGCGTATGCCAGCAGGGTCAGCTACCTCATTTAATAACATCATCACTCAAGAAATGGAAGCTGGTGGCAAATTAGGCGTTGCAAAATGGCTTACATCTTTGCCAACAATGGTAAGAGAAGGCGTACAGGCTTGGGAATTAGGGAAAAATAGCGAAATGCTTGCTAAAATGCTAACAGACCCGCAATCCGTTGAAAAACTTAACGAATTAGCAAAAACCAAGCCAAATTCATTGGCTGCAAGAAACCTTGTTAATACAGTAGTAGGCGGTTATGTGGCTCAAAAGCCTGAACTAGCCCCACAGGAGAATAAATAATGAGTCGTAACGGTAGCGGTACATATTCACTTCCAGCAGGAAATCCTGTTGTTACAGGCACAACCATTAGCTCTGCATGGGCTAATACGACTCTTTCTGACATTGCTACCGCCTTAACAGGGTCTTTAGCATCAGATGGTCAGACCCCTATGGCTGGCCCATTTAACATGAATAACAACGAAATTACCAATTTACCCACAGGTACAGTTGCTGGTAATGCCGTTGAATTTGCGCAGTTTACTACTCCTACCTTTACTGGTGATGTAACTTGTTCATCTACTGGCTATATTCAGATTCCTAACGGAACAACCGCCCAAAGACCTGCAACCCCTTCAAATGGTGAAATTCGCTATAACACCACTACAAACGCTTATGAAGGCTTTAAAGGCAATATTGCGGGCGCTGGAATCTCAAGCATTACTTATTCCACCACTACAGCTACTTTGACCACTACAGGCGTTCATGGTTTGGCTACAGGTGCAGTAGTAACGGTTTCTGGGGCTAGTCCAAGCGCCTATAACGGCACTTTTACCATCACAGTAACCTCTACGACCACATTTCAATACACAATGGCGACCAATCCTGGCGCAAATGCCAGCACAGTAGGTTCTTATACCTATGGCGCATGGAGTACATTGGGCGGTGGCGCAACAGGAAGCGGTACAGACCAGATTTTTAACCTAAATGGACAAACAATTACCAATTCATATACCATTCCAAGCGGTTATAATGCAAATACAACAGGAACGGTAACAATTAATGGTGGCGTTGTTGTCACAGTTTCTACTGGCTCACGCTGGGTAATCGTTTAATAAGGAAAATATCATGGCAGGAACAGTTGTCTGCAATGTCATAAACACCGATACAGGTCTATTTAGCACTAATAATGCTTATAGTGGTATTGCTAAAGCATGGTGTCAATTTGGGGGAACTACACCAACTCTTTATGGTTCTTTCAATATTAGCTCTATAACCAAAAATGGAACTGGTGACTATACATTTAATTTTACTACTGCAATGCCTAATGCAAATTATGCTTTTGTTGGTTCTGCTAGTATAAATTTATCAACTTCTGGATATACATCATTTTTTCCTAACAGCATAGTTGGCAGTCCTTATTATCAAGCACCAACAACTACAAATTGTAGAGCAACATTGTCATATTCTGCATCTGGGTCGCAAGCAAGCGATGTTTATTATGCTTCAATGGCAATTTTTGATTAAAGGATAAATCATGGCAGGAACAATCAATAATTTAGGAGAAGCATAATGGCGGGGACTCTTGTAGCCGACACCTTGCAAGATGGTGCTGGTAATAGCACAGCAATGGATAATGCCATTTATGGTAGTGCAAAGGCTTGGGTAAATTTTAATGGTTCATCTTCCACAACCATTAATGCTTCATATAATGTTTCTTCTATTACTTATATAAGTTCAGGAAGTTATACTATTAATTTTACTAATGCTTTAGCAGATGCAAAATATGTAATGGCTGGAACTTGTGTTTGGGATGGAAGCAATTATTTATATATAACTATTAGAGGAACTGCGCCCACTTCTTCAGCTTGCAATATTTATACAAATTCATCAAGTTCAACTGGTAATGCTGGAGCAGTTTCAATAGCATTTTTTAGATAAGGAATAATAATGTCACAAGTAATGCCTTCCTTTGAAAAACTACATAGCCTGTTTGAATACAGGGATGGTATGCTTTTTCATAAAGCTGGCAAAAGTGACTCTATGGGGCGTTCAATGAATCATTTGGCTGGTCAAAGGGCTGGCACATTGCACCCATTGGGATACCGTAAAGTATCTGTAAACCAACAGCCATACATGGAACATCGTGTAATTTGGAAAATGTTTAACAAAGATTTTGAAAATGGTACTTTAGACCATATTAATAACAATCGTACAGATAACCGCATTGAAAACTTGCGTCTTGCCAGTCGTGCAGAAAACAATCAAAATGCTATATTACGCAAAGATAATAAAAGCGGTGCAAAAGGTGTTTATTGGAACGCTAGGGACAAACGCTGGACAGCATCCATTTCAATAAATGGTAAGCGTAAGTCGTTAGGTAATTTTGAAGATTTGGCTTTAGCTACGGAATTTATCCAGTTGGCTAGGGATATGGTTCATGGCGATTTTGCCAATCATGGAATTTAAGGAGAAATAGCATGGCAAGTGTAATTATTTATAGCAATAGTAATGGGGGCGTTTCGGTATGCGTGCCTACTGGTGAGTTACCTATCAATGAGGTGTTAGCGAAGGATGCTCCAGCAGGGGCGATTATTGTGGATGATTCCACATTACCTCAGGGTGCTGATTCCGTTTTTTTTGACGCATGGAAGTTAAATGGCTCTACTGTTACTGTAGATTTCCCAACAGCCCAAGCCCATAAATTGCGTGACTTTAATGCTGCTGCGGTTCAAGTAGCCCAAGCTCGTCAATTAAACACATTAGCTGGTATTGCTAACGCTAAATCTGACGCTGACTTTGCTTCTGAATTAGCTACTAGCCGTGAAAGTATTGCATCTGCTACAACTACTGCACAACTCGTTGCAATCGCTAATCCTGTTTAAGGAATAATTATGTCAGTATCTTTATATGGTAGTGGTCAGACAGCAGTTCAAATAGTCCAAACTGTTGTTACTACGCCTACCTCAACATCGTCAACTAGCTTTGTTGATGTTGCTGGCATGGCAGCGACAATTACACCTTTAAGTTCTTCTAATAAAATATTAGTATTAGTTGATGGTAAGTTTTCTGCTTCTAGTGCTTCTGCTGGTATTTTTGTTAAATTACAAAGAAACGGAAGCGACATTTATGTTGGTACTTCTGTAGGTTCTAGTGTTGCTTGTTCTTATGGATTTATGCCAAACGGGGCAAATGTGTTTTATTACGGTCAAGCTCAGATGTGTCAACAATATTTAGACAGTCCTGCCACCACTTCAGCAGTTACTTATAAACTGCAATGGTATGCCTATACTGGCGGTACTGGTTATTTAAACCAATCAGGATATGACGGAACTGCATACAATCCAAGAACAGCATCATCAATTACATTAATGGAAATAGCTTATGTCTGATTATTTAAGAAAATTATATCCACAAATTGTTACTACTGTTGGTGATATAGCTTACGATGCAAGCGGTAATCAAGTTCAATATGACAAATCTGCGATACAAGCAGCGCAAGCACAAGCAGAACAAATTGCTAAAGACGCAAAAGCTTCTGCACTAGCTAAACTAACAGCATTAGGGCTAACACAAGCTGAAGTAACAGCATTGATTGGATAATCATGTTTTTAGTTGATTGGCTATTTGACAAATTAGGTTATATTCGCAAGCCAAAGCCAGCGCCTTGGCCTTTTCCTGTGCCAAAACCTAAGAAAAAAACTGTTAAAATACCACAAGCGACTACTCGCAAGCCCAAAACGCCCAAAAAATGAGTATGTCCATGACCGAACAAGAATTAGAAGATTTAGTTGAAAAAGTGACTGAAAGAGTCATTGAAAAAGTCTATACCTCTGTCGGTAAATCCATTGTAGAAAAGTTCTTCTGGATTGTTGGAATATTAACCATTTCATTATTAACATGGTTTGCTGGTTCAGGCCATTTGAATATCAAATGAAATGTCTTATGACTATGGGTTATCCGAAGGGATAAAAAGCGTTTCTGGCGCTATGAACAGCGCTAGAGAGGCGACTAAAAGCCTAACCCATAGCATAGAAGCCACCCAAAAAGATGCAACGGATGTAGCACTTTTAAAAGCCCAAGAGCGCATGAGGGCGCAACGAGAGGCTGAATTTCGTAAACAGACCGCTATCATTAAGGCATTAAACGAATATAATAAGAAAAAGCTCATCTCAGACCAAGAAGCCAAATTACGGATAGATTTCGTTAAAAAATATGGCGGTAGAGAATGGGAAGAAGTATTAAGAATTAAAAAAGATATTGAGGCTATGGAAAAGTCTAATTCAGACGAATTTCAACATGACCTCAAAGCTGTGCGTAGAGTGCAAATGTATTGTTGGATTTTGGCGGCTTTAGTAGCTTGGTATTTGACTTGGGGTATTAAATGAACGAAATAATGACTCATATTTTGACCAATCGTGATAACGCTACCCATTGCATTGCTCGTTGGGCGTGGATGTTAGGGTTTTTCCTAGTTGGTGGCGCTGCGATTTATTTAATTTATTCTGGCAAAGAAATCAGCCTAACTGAATTAGCTGGCGCTTTGGGTATTGTTTCGGGTTCTGGCGCAGCTTCCGTTGCCGCAAAACAGATGGCGGGTGCAGAACCACAATGAGCTTTTTACTTAACTTATTAGGCGGTTTAGGTGGACAAATCTACATTTATTTGGCTTTGGTTTTGGGCAGTTTTGGGGCTGGGTTTTATGTGGAGCATCTGCGCTTTGCTGACTTTGCAAATCAAGTGCAAATGGCAGCCCAAAAGCAAGAGATTGAAAATGCTGCCAAAGAAAAAGAACAACAAATCGCAATCAGGAGCTTAGAAAATGAATATGAAGCTAAATTGTCTGCTAATCACAACTATCTTAGCAGGGTGTACGACAGCAGTTCCAACCAACTGTCCAGTCTTAATTCCACCACCATCACAATTAATGGCACAACCAAAAGCTGCATGGCTATTGCCACCGATTCAGCCGATGATGCCCAGCAAATAATCGCTTTACAAGCATATATCACTAACTTACAGGACATAATCAATGGCAGCAAATAATTACGAGAATTGCTTGGATTTGGTATTGAAATCCGAAGGTGGATGGGTCGATGGAGATAAGATTGGCGACCCAGGCGGTGAGACAAATCTAGGCGTTACCAAGCGAGTTTGGGAAGAATATGTAGGTCACCCTGTAACGACCATGAAAAACTTGACCAAAGCCGATGTAGCCCCTATGTACGAACAAAAATATTGGAGACCCACTTATGGAGAAGTCTTACCAGCAGGAATCGACTTTTTATGCTTCTCGATGGGAGTCAATGCAGGGCCAGGCAGAGCAGTTAAACTTCTTCAGTCCGCTATTAGCTGCCTACCTGACGGGGTTATCGGCCCAACAACAATGGGACTTATTAGAGCATCTAACGCTGCAAGCATTATCAACAAATTTTCAGAATCCCGCAGGGGGTATTATCGTTCATTGAACAAGCCACAGTTTGAGCATGGGTGGCTGTCCAGAGTTGATAATGAAGAAAAAGAAGCGTTAAATATGTGCAAAAACGGTTAATGTCGCAAAATTACAACGATTAATACAAAAATTAATAAAAAGTAATACGCAATATTGCACCAGTATTGGAAGCGCAGCTTTTCTGGGTTTCCAATAAGCCATTTTTGGATTTCTAACATATCCCAATCTTGCTCTACATATTTGGGTTTAAGTGGGTTTTCGTCATAGCGTGAACCAATAGATACTTTGCCGTTGTTATAAGGTATGTTCATTTCTTTTGTGCCTTTCTTAGTATTGCTCTAGCCAATTCAACAGGAAAGTTTCTCCAACCACCATCGGGTTTTTTAGATTCTGTTAGAGTAAAGTCTTGCTCCACAATCCTATACACTTCTTCTATTTCCTCATCTGTTAGTGTCTTTGCTGATTTAGGATTGGTATCAGGTTTTCTACCATCTTCAAAACCATTGTCATAAGCCCTAATCTTTCCAACTTTCAACGCCTCTATTTCAGCTTGTTGCTGGCGTAGCATGGTGGCTAACTCTTTTCTGTCAATGTTTTCACCGCCAGTTTCAATGTAATCAGCTAGTTCATTTGCGTTCATTTTGTGCCTTTCCTAGTCCATAGTTTTCAGTAAGACCGCCACAAGTAGGGTCGCCTTCCCACCAAGAAGCTGGAGGACATTTTTTTTGCTCTATGTATTTAAGTAAAATGCTGATTACGCCTTCTTGTACCAGCATGGCTAGGCCTTCTTTATCAAAATGCACCATTGCATCGGCTGACCCATCTTCGTATTCTTTAACTATTTCAATTTGAATATCCATGATTACCTCAAAGTTTTATCAGCTACCATATCAAACAAATCATCTTGACCATCTTGAAATTGCCTAAGGTATTCTTTTAAAGCCTTTTCATCGTTTTCATCAAAGATTTTGTTGTATAGCCCGCAAGTTGGGTTTCTGGGCATGGATGCAAGGTAAGTGCCATTGACAATGTAGCTAGAAAACGCCCTACAAGCCATTTCCTGCTCTTTACAGGCTTGTCTATGGGCGCAGTCATCACAAGGCGCATCCTCATCCCAAATACGCCTTAAATGGTCGATTTGATAGCTCATTTAGCCAGCCTGTTCGTAGAGTTCATCCTCGATTTTTTTCCATAAATCAAGGCTTTTGACCATTTCGCTAATATCGTGGTCGCCAATATAAGCGTATGTAATTTCGTTGTTGTAACCGTATAAGTCGATTTCTGTGTTGCCAAAAATGACTGTATTGATGTAGTAACCGTCTTTCATAATTTCCCCTTATAAAAAACAAGTCAAACTGCTTAGTCGTACACCTGCGGCTTATTGAGCTGAAGTATGTTTGACCTGTTGAAAGTAATTTATTGCAGTTAGCAAGCAAAAGCCATCCTGATAAACCCTTAGTTGCGAATAAACAACAAGGCTGTATTTGGCAGTTGCTAACAATGGGTCAGAAAGCCGCAAAATTACCCAATTACTGCATCCTACATTGGCGGCTTAACGCCCTTAGAAAAAGGTGAGGCAGCAGAACACTCCGTGATGTGTGTGGTCTGGAAAGGGGAAATCCAGTCTGCCGCCTCGAGGTCTAGTTTAGCTTATTTCTGAGCTTATAGATTTGAACCAGATTAACAAACATTTGGTAAGCATCACGCAAATCTTGTTCATCGTGTTCATAAATGGCTACTTCGTTTGTAGTACCATTGATATAGACATTAGCGCATCGTGCTGAGGGCGCAAGAACCTCTCGGTACGCTGCAAGCTGTAAAACATTTTCTATATATGGCGTTAATTCGCTAGGGCTTTTCTCTGTCGTTTTAAAGTCAATTACGATTCCTTTGAACGCATGATTGGGCTTGGCATATAAATCGCATTTTCCGCCATAGCCTTCTTGCTGATTGACCAAACTCTGCTCCGCCAGCCAGAGTTGTGGGCCAAAATGCGCTGTAATGGCTTCATCAACAATCTTGACATAACTAGGCCAATCAGGAATAAATACTTGGGTGTAATAGCTTTCCATAAAATCATGGATTAAAGTACCACGCTCTTGAGCTTCCTTAGATTTTCTTTTTGCAAGCTCTAAACAACGAGAAATGTAATCTTTTTCGCTTTCCCCATCTAAGCGTGGAAATTCAGCAGCAGCCCTGATAGCTTCGGTCTGGAAGTATGTGGTAAGACCGTCTTTTGATAATTGTCCTGTAATAGTACTAACGCTTGGTACAAGAGTTCCTGGCGCTTTCTTTGCATCTGCGAGTGTAGTTGAGCGCTCTTTTCCGTTTTTTCCAATGGTTGTATAGCGTGGTTGCCCAGTTTGGGCGCAATACCAATGTTGAGACATTTTGTTTCCCCTTTAATAAACATTATTCTACTGGTTTTTCTTCTACTGGCTGGTTTAATCCAGCAACTTGTGGCGCAGCTTGAGCATGAACCTTAGCAATTAACGCTTTAGCAGACTGCTCAATATGCTTTAACAATGCTTCTACTTCTGCCACTTCAAGTGTCAAATTAATCATGATTTTTCCTTAATCTAAAAGTCTTAAAATTGCATTACGGCTTTCGCCTTCTAAACAACAATCTGCACAAGTTTGAATCACATCACGAATTACAGAAGCTAAATCTTGTGTTTCAAAAGCGATTAACTGTCTTTCTTCATCTACGCCAAAAGGCTGGGTAGAAATGATAGCTTTATCTCCAATTACATCCCTAATGTGATTCAACATGGTTTTCTCCTAAAATGGGGTTAAATCGTCATCTATTCTATGTTTAGGCAGTTCATCTTCACCTCTAGCTTTAAAGCCTACAGGTTCTTTGACTTTGCCCACCGAAATACTGAAATACTTACCTACTTTTGCTGATTCTTTAATCCATGCGCTCAAGTAATGTTCTTTTCCTTGGAGCATTATTGACCCTGTGTAATCTGGGTGATTATCAGAGGTCTTGCGTGTGTTTTTAAACAGCGATGCGCTGCCTTCTTTCATTTCGTAAGCCATTAGATTTCCTTTGCTTTTACAACTGGTTGATTAACTGGTTTGTTTGACGCTGCGTTGCCGTCATCGTCTGCTTGCACAACACCGACAACTGCTGCTAATGCGTATCTACGCATATAAGTTAAGGCTGAACCTGCGCCCTGGGCATCTGGTTTAGTTACAGGTAAAGACATCTCTTTACTAATCCACTCGCCAGAAGAATGACTGAGAACGGTAGTGAGTGACATTGTTCCGTCAAAATACTCGCCAGGAAACTGCATAACAGCCAAACCATTCTCACTAAGAAGGCTACGGCAAGAATCCCAAACAGATTCCAAATCAGCGTACTTAGATTTGAAAAACGGATTTGCAGAATCTTTGGTCGCATAAGTTAATTTTCCTTGAACGATTGACAATGCTTTAGCTAAGTTGGCGATAGATTCAGATTGACGCATTTGAACCTCCAAAAATGTTGCCAAAATCATTAAATACGCTTTGTAGCAATACATTGCGTTTATTGTTGGGTTTGCCACAAGCTGCACGAATAACATCTACATCATCGGCTGATAGGTCTGTGCCGTATTCCATGTTATTCAACGCTACTTCTAAGCGTTCTTCCATTTCAAACATTACTTGTGCTAATTCATCCATCTAAATTCCCCTTAGATATATAGCGAAATTGCTATAAGTAGAATTGTAAGCTAATTCAAGTGTCTGTCAAGAACTATTTGCAAATTAACAACATAGGTTGTAAGATGTCTCACATGAAATTAAAATTGACCGATTCTGCCATCATAGATTTGCTTGGTGGGCCAACAAAAGTGGGAAAATTATGTGGGGTAACCCCTAATGCAGTCTCACAATGGCGCAAAAACAACATTCCTTATGCCCAATTTGTATTTTTGGCGGCAACTCTTGAAAAAGAGTCGCATGGGCTAGTCACAAGGCAAGATATATTTCCAACAAATTATTTTTTAATATGGCCTGAGCTGTTGCCAAAAAGCAACAACTTCTTAGAAAGAGAATAGTGTAGAATCAAATCCCCTTAGATTGGCGGCTCTAACGACATCGTGGCGGTCTAAGGTTGTAGCGTTACCAGAAGGGTAAGAGGCTGAAATAGCGCAATACAGGTGGCGAAGATAGTGCCTGTGCCTCGCAAGACTG